TTGTATCTGTTCGTTTAACAATAATACAACCGGGTGTTGAACCTAAATTATGAGAAATTGTATGTGTTGAACCTGTGCCTGTATATGTTTGAATATCAAAAAAATTAGGTGCTTTACGAAATGTCCAAGATGCTTGTGAATATCCGTTCTGATTTACATTACCACTTCCATCAGCTCCAAGAGTAAATCCGTTTGTATTAAATGAAGTTAAAGTATTTGAATAGGCGTTATCAGAAGCGTCAATTGTATTAGATTTTAAAAAATACAATGGTCCTCTAGTTGTATCAAACAACATATTGTCAAATGCGTTTCCTCTGCATTTAATCCAAACCAATCCACCATTGTCAGTTAAGTCAATACTGTTATTTATAGATTGAGTTGCACCATTTCCAGTATATAAATAAGTACTAAATACATTTTCTACATAGGTAGGCACATAAGGCTTACCACCACCGTAGGCATCTTGCGTTACATTACCTGAAGTTTGCTGAAGTGGCATTGCTAATCCTTATTTGTATTGTGTAAGACTTGCCAAAACCGTATATGTGGCACTTCCTGTTTTTACCACAGCATACCTATACACATCAAGTCCACTTGCGTTACCAGCACTAGGAGCACCACCAATCCACTTGGGTGTTACTGATGTTCCATCAATCGTAACTGCTGAGTTGTAGTAAGCAGTAGAACCTTGCGTTGTAATCAAAGTGAATGTCACAGATTGTCCTGTTGACAATGCTGTATTGAGTGATGTGCCTGAACTGAACGCAATGTTAAGTGTCCAGTTGTTAGCAGCATTAGATGTGTAATATTGAACCGATCCATTCTGAATGTAAAAATTGGTTGTGCTTGATGGGGCGGCTGCAACTACGTTAACGGTTTCATCGGAATCAAGCAATGTTGTTCCAAATGTGCTTGTTGACCCACTAAATGTTTGTGTTGCAGTCCAAGTGTTTGCTACACTGGTGGTCACGCTTTGGCCAGAATATCCAGATATACCACTGTATCCGCTGATACCTGAAAATCCAGAATAACCAGATATACCTGAACCAGAATAGCCAGAATATCCACTAATGCCTGAACCACTATAGCCAGAATATCCAGAATAACCTGATGTACCAGTGGCTCCTGTTGCTCCTAAATATCCACTGTATCCAGAAATTCCAGAATAACCGCTATAACCTGATGTACCAACTGCACCAGAAAGTGAAACTGTCCAACTGCTAAATGATGCAGCACCATTTACATATGTGACGTTTACAGTCAATGAAGTGCCTGAATATGATGTGATCAAGCCCTCCATAAATTGTGTTGGCACTGATGTGGAAAATACTCGCACATATTGGCCAACTGCAAATGCAGTCACACTTGCATCCAAATTGGTTGTAAATGATTTGCTGCCAAGTCCAATTGAGTTGGAACCTGTAGCAGTCAATCCAGAATATCCCAATCCAGAATATCCACTGATGCCTGAATAACCTGAATACCCTGAAAATCCAATTCCTGAAAATCCAGAATATCCGCTGATACCTGATTGGCCAACTGCTCCTGAATATCCGCTGATGCCGCTGAATCCAGAATATCCTGAAACGCCTGAACCTGAATATCCGCTGAATCCAGAATATCCTGATATACCGACTGCACCTGAATACCCACTAAATCCTGAGTATCCAGAAACGCCTGAACCTGAATATCCGCTAAATCCGCTGATACCAGAAAAACCACTATATCCAGAAACGCCTGAACCTGAATATCCGCTAAATCCACTGATACCAGAAAACCCAGAAATACCCTGTGCTCCAACTGCACCTGAATATCCAGAATATCCAGAAACACCGCTGCCTGAATATCCAGAGTATCCAGAAACACCTGATCCGCTAAATCCTGAATATCCTGATATTCCTGAATATCCACTAAATCCAGAAATACCGCTTTGGCCAGTTGGCCCAACTATTTGACCAACATTGTTCCACAATGTGCCAGTCCAAATATATAAATCGCCATTTGAATCGACAATGTACGCATCATTGGGATTGTTCCCAGTGGGTGGCAATGCCGCTGGACTGGCCACAGAGCCTTTGATATTGATTGATGTACCTTGCTGGCCTGAATATCCTGAAAAGCCACTGTATCCGCTGATACCTGATCCAGAATAGCCACTTATACCTGAGTATCCAGAATATCCTGATGTGCCTGATTGGCCAATTGCTCCACTATATCCACTGATACCTGAATATCCTGAAATACCCTGTGGGCCTGTCGCACCAGAAAAACCGCTGATACCGCTAAATCCAGAATATCCAGAAATACCTGATCCAGAATATCCGCTAAATCCTGAATATCCTGATGTGCCTGAAATGCCAACACCTGAAAATCCGCTGATTCCTGAAAAGCCAGATATACCTTGAGGTCCAGTGGCTCCAGATATTCCACTGAATCCTGAATATCCAGAAATACCGCTGCCTGAATATCCGCTAAATCCAGAATATCCTGATGTGCCTGAAACACCTACACCAGAAAATCCGCTGATTCCTGAAAATCCAGAATATCCAGATATACCTTGGGGACCAATTGCACCAGAATATCCTGAGTATCCAGAAACACCACTGCCAGAGTATCCTGAATATCCAGAAATACCTGAACCTGAATATCCTGATTGGCCAGAATATCCACTAATGCCTGAAAAACCAGATATACCTTGAGGGCCAGCTTGTCCAGAAAAACCAGAATATCCTGATGTGCCAGAGCCACTGAATCCAGAATATCCAGAAATACCGCTGCCAGAATATCCTGATTGGCCAGAATATCCACTAATGCCTGAAAAACCAGATATACCTTGAGGGCCAGCTTGGCCAGAATATCCACTAAATCCTGAATATCCTGATGCACCTGGTGTACCAGAACCAGAATGTCCGCTAAATCCTGAATATCCAGAATATCCGCTAAATCCTGAAATACCAAAAGATGATTTGTCAACAGTGACAATCACATTGTGTTCATTAACTACTGTAACTTGTGTTCCCATGATTACTCCACAATGATGCCGTCTGATCGGACAATAAAGAATAAAAAGATGATCAAGTCCTGTGGAGGAGTTGTGCCATTTTGTGGAAACCCAATTTTGATTCTTCCAGAATATCCAATGCCATTGGGGTCAGCAATGTCCAAGCCTGGATCGTCTGCCGCCATTCCCCATGAACTGTCATCCATCAACAATGTAAAAAAGCCACCTGTGGCATTTAAATTGGTAATGGTTAAAGTGATGGGGCTTGGTGTTGGTGAGTAATCTGTAATGGTAAATGAAAGGCCATTTCTGGTGTCAATCACATTGGTTAAAACTCTGCGAATGATCTGTGCATCAATAGTGGCACCAGTCAAATCCACAATGCCTGTGTCGTTGACCAGACTGATATTCCAGTATTGTTTTTGCTGCCAAACCAATTCAGCAGATAAAACCTGATTATTGAACCCACTGACTTGGGCCAATGAGTTTTTGTTAAAGACTGCCATTGCATTCCCTTACTAGGTAGTGACGCTGCCAATGTACTCACTGGCCCCGAATGTTTTGTCTTGTTTTGAATATTTTAACCAATAATTGATTTTTTACAATCAATTTGTTGTTGGTGGAATTGGCCAACCCACATTAAATGGATAACCAGTTTGAGTGGGAATATCCCTTAAAGCCTGTCTATATGTAGCCCATTCTTGTTGGATTTGACTAGTTAATGGGTTTCCTGGTATTTGAGTCCAATCAGACGCATAAAGCAATGAATTCCTTTGAGCCAATACTTGTGTGCTCGCTTGATTATATTTTTGCTGATCTGTTCTTGCATCTTCCCATACCTTTGTATTGATGTTGTAACTGTAATTTGGATTTGGTGATGGTGATAATGGCTCATCCAAAATTTGAACAGTCAAATTTGGAATAGTTTGTGGCTCGCCATCATTTTGAATGGATTGTACATATCCTTGAGAATTTATATATGCGTATATCATCGTTTTGTCGCAATCGCAAAAATGTTGGAATATGTTTGTAAATCTATATTTGATGATCCATCATTTGGTGAAAATTCAACTGTATAAGTTGTTGTCGTTGATGGAGTGCTTGATAAATATGCAGATAAAAATCCAGTTAATGGATAACCATCAGCAATATTCCCTGAATTATATGTATCGATTGGTGTACCAGAACCATTTTTCAATATAAAAACAGATGCAATTGATCCTCCACCTGTAACATTTATAATTGAATTTATATTTACATTTATCCAAACTGGTGCACCTGAACTATTTATTGAAACAGATAAAATTGTTGAATATGCGCCAAAAGTTGTTGTTGATGATATTGAATATCCAGCCGTAACTGTTACCGCATTTCCTTGAATGCTGCTGGTTGCAACCACACTACCATTCAAATATAAAGATGTTCCATTGTATGCAATGTTTGTTGTTGAATTTCCAAAAGCAAAATTGCCATTTGAATATAAAACACCACCCGATCCAGTCATTGTGGTGCCACTTAATGCAGCAGTATTTGCTTGAAATGTTCCAGTTACATTTAAATTTCCAGTATTTGTTGAAACCGCACTTAAATTTGTAACATTTAATGCACTGGCAGTGATTGTGCCAGTATCAATATTTCCACCATTGATAAATGTGGTGCCAGTAGAAGTGGCCAAATTGGTAAATGAAACCAATCCATTGAAATTTGTCCAGTTGTAAACTGTACTGATGGTCACTGTCTGTGCACCACCATATGTGGTTTCAATCACATAATAAGTGGCCGCCCAAAATTGAGTGGTATATGTTGCAGTTGGTGCAGTAAATGTGGTTGACCAGCCTGATGTAAGACTTGAAAATGTTCCAGTTGAAAAATTGTATCCGCTGGCCGTTGGTGTAGCTGGTGCAGTGGATTGTGACGTTGCATAATAAAGTTGACCAGTTGCAGTCCTTGGGCCAGTTGATCCAGTCCCTGAACTGCCAGAAAAACCACTAAATCCTGACGCTCCACTATAGCCTGACACACCAGACATTCCCACTGGTGCCCAAACAAATCCAGCACTGATTGGGCTCAATGTTGACAAACTGGTGCCACTTCCAACTGTGTATGCAAAATAATATGTTGCAGCTGGTAATACCACATCCACATATGTATAGTATGAATTGTTTGGCACTGGCAAACTGTTTGCCGATTGAATATTTGCCCAGACTTTCCAATCTGATCCAGATGGTGTGGCCACTGTCGTATAGTACAGTGTTGAATTGGTCACACGCCCAGTGACTGGAATAAAAATTTGAACATTGAAATATGGAATATTTGCAGTCTCATAATGTGCAGTCACAGTTGGTGCAGTCAATGAGCTAAAGAATGTTGGTGCAGCCAATCCACTGTGGCTGGTTGGTGTGTATGCAGTAATGCTCGATGTTGCGTATACATTTGGATCGTATTGCATCATTTGGAATGATGCACCAAGTGATCCATCAGGCAGCGACACTTCCTTGACTTGCATCACTCTGAATTGCTGATTTGACCAGCCATAATAACTATTTGTCACAGTCACCACATCACCAGCATTGACTTGAATGCCAGTGTAATTGGTGGAAAAACTGACAATCAAATCCAGCCTGTTTTGCTCGAGCACTCGATTGGCCAAGTATTGAGCCGTCACGCTGCTATTGATCAAATCATATGAAATGGTGAATTTGTTGACTGGCTCATTTGGCAGCAGCAATCCTGATGGAGTTTGCAAATTCACATAACCTGGTTGATCTCGATTGCCCGAATCAATGAATTTGGCCTCGATCTGGTTGACCATTTGAGTGATGTCCAGCTCACTGACTGTGATGTCTGAAATGATATTTGAATCATCAAATGAAAATGTGGGGGAAATGGCTTTGTTAACCACTACTGTCCACAATCCTGTGGCCACCTGGTAAGACTGCCATGAATCGCAGCAATTCATCATCAAATCGATATTTGACAATGCAGTCTGGCCAGTATCCAAAACACCATTAAATCTGTATCTTGGGATCGATGCTGATCCTCCACCAGCTGGTGTGTAAGTGATCAGCTCATCAGAATATGAATTCAATGCAGTCGCTGATGCAGAGCTGACAAATTGACTTGGAACTGCTGCACCATAGACTGTATTGGTCATGTAGTCATACCAAACGTCACCAGGCTTTGCACATCCAGCACCATTCAAATAATGGCTTACATGGAATGTGACTGGCTGCAGCGCAGTTGTTCCAAGTGAATTTGCGTTATAAACCAGCTGCACAATGGCAAATGCAGTGCCGTTCATTTGTCGGCCACTGCTGACCCATTCCTGACCTGATGGAATGCCATTGGCCGTACTCATCACCGCTGATGGCTGGTTTGATGTGTTGATGGGTGTGATCGTTCCAGTTTGTGATGATGTGTACAAACTGATGTACAAATGACCGCTGATT